CGCTGCTTTTCCAAACAGTATATTTGTTTTTGGGGATGCTGATGGCGCTACTGTGACTTTACCGGATTCTGGTGACGGATCTCAAATAGGTAAAACGTTTGAGTTTGTAGTTACCGTAACCGCAACTTCAAATACTCACAAAGTAGTATTTACAGATACTACTAATGAAAAAATATACGGACAGTTAAACACTATAGATTCAGATACTAGTGATACTCAAGTATCATTTATAGCTGCTGCGGGTGATAGCTTTAGCGCTATCAATTTAAACGGAACAACAACCGGTATAATAGGATCTAGATTTACATTAACAAATGTAGCAGCTGATATATGGTTTGCAGAAGGTAATATTCATCACACCGGAGACGTAGCTACACCGTTTGCAACATCTTAATTAAAAAAAATTAATAAATAATTAATAAACACTAAAACAAAAACAATGCAAGATTACACACAAGAACAAGCAACAATTGACATAGCAGCATCAATTGACAGTATTAAAACATGCGAAACTATTCAAGCTATTTCAGAGGCTGATAGAACAGAAGATCAAGTTGGAGAATTATTTAGAAGTGAAGGACATTTAAGATTAAAAATGAATTTACCTTTATTTGTATCTTCTTTATCTTCAGATCAAGCAAGCCGTATAGCTTCATTGAGCCTATAATATAACATGGCTACAAAGAACGCTCCTTCTAGGAAGAAGTCTAAAAAGTACTATGCTAAAGTAAAAAAAGGCAGCGGCAAAGGTAGCAAAGCAGGAGGCGGTATGACCGCTAAAGGAGTTGCTAAATACAGAAAAGACAATCCTGGTAGTAAGTTAAAAACAGCTGTTACGACCCCTCCTTCAAAATTAAAAAAAGGTAGTAAAGCTGCTAAAAGAAGAAAAGCTTTTTGCGCGAGGTCTAAAAGCTGGAAATCTGAAAGAGGAAAAGCTGCTAGAAGAAAATGGAATTGTTAAATGAAAAATAAAAAAAAATTCAAAGATACTAAAGTCGGTCAGTTTTTATTGAAAAAGCTGCCTGATTTTGTATCGGGTAGTTTACCAGACAAAGGTATATTAGGGTTTATTAAAAATTTAATAGATAACGAGCCTGAATTAACTAGTCAAGATAAAGAATCAATGCATCAAGAACTTGTAGAATTATACAATCTTGAAGTAGCAGATAGAGATAGCGCTCGTAAAAGAGAGGTTGAAAAAGCTAAGACAGGTCAGTTTGACTTTATGTTTAATTTAACTGGCATTGTAGGCCTAGGAGCTTTTGCTTTTATGATATACGCTATAGTATATTTGCAAATACCTGAATCTAACAAAGAAGTGTGGATACATCTAATAGGTATATGCGAAGGAATAGTACTATCTATATTTGGTTATTTTTTTGGCGCTGCTGTTAGGAAAAACAAGTAACATAAGAAAGTAATTGGCTACACACGTAATATAAATAAGAGTAATTAACAATTAAATAAAATAAAATGAGTAAAAAAATCGAACAAGTAGAATTAGAAGAATTAGTAAAGCAACAAAACTTCAAAAGACAGATGCTATCTGACATTGGAGCCTTAGAGATTCAAAAAACGCAAGTGATGGGATCTTTTGCCCAATTGATGTCTGAATCTGAAAAAACCAGCCAGTCTCTTGAAGAAAAGTATGGCAAAATTACCGTCAATTTAGAAGATGGTAGTTATGAAGAGATGAAAGAAATTTCAGATGAGCAAGCTAATTAGGAAAATAAGCATAGGCTCTGACTACAAAAATGAAGCAATGCATTACTCCGTAGGCCAACAGGTTTACGGAGGTCATTGCATATCAGATATATTATACAACGAAAAAGACGGTTCTTATAATATATACATAAGTAAGAAAGATGAAATAATTCCATGGAAAAAGTTTAATACTAACATGGCGATTTCAATAGAATATAATCTAGAATACTAATGCAGAGTTTATACAGCTTTATTATAGAACCTAAAGATGGCAGGTATACAAATGAAGTAGATGTCGGTGGTAAAAAACTTATAATAAACACCACTATGGACGATCATAAGTTTGTTAATAGAATTGGTATTGTTAAATCAATACCTCTTATAGGAGATACTGATATAAAAGTTAATGACGAGGTTATAGTGCATCATAATGTATTTAGAAGATTCTATAATGTACGAGGAATAGAAAAAAACAGTAGCGCATATTTTAAGGAAGACATGTACTTCTGTTTCTACGATCAGATATTTCTTTATAACCACAATAAAGAGTGGAAAGCTCCAGGTGATTTTTGTTTTGTAAAACCTGTAGTTAAAAAAGAAAATTCAATTCTAAGCGAACAAAAAGAAAGAAAGCATATTGGTATACTAAAATATGGCAATAGATCCTTAGAAGCTCTTAAAATAGCCGAAGGTGACGTATTAGGCTTTAGTCCAAGTAGTGAGTATGAGTTTTTAATAGACGGTGACAGATTATACAGAATGCGCACTAATGATATTACAATCAAATATGAAAACAAAGGAGACGAAGAGGAATATAATCCAAGCTGGGCAAAAGGCAGTGGAAGAACTTATTAAAGTTGCTAAAGAAAAAATTGTAGACTCAGGAGATGATATAACAGCTGACAGATTAAAAAACGCAGCTGCTACAAAAAAATTAGCAATTTTTGATGCTTTTGAAATATTAGATAGAATACAGCAAGAACAAGATCTTCTAGAAGAAAATAAAGATTCTAATAGCAAAGAAAAATCCTTTAGGGGTTTTGCTGAAGGAAGGTCTAAATAATGTATAAGCAAACATTAGTTAAAGTGCTAAAAGACTACGTAAAGCCTAGCACTATAGAAAAATACAATAGATATAATAAGTGGCAATATGGTTACAATAAAGATCACGATGTAATTGTTATATCTAAGAACGGTAAGATTGGTGAAATATACGAAATCCAAGGGTTAAAAATAGCTTTGCCTTTATGCAGTAATAGCTATAAATTATCAAATAAAAAGTTAGAGCAATTTTGGAAAGCATTAGATTACCCTAAAGAATTAAGTAAAATAAAATCAGTTTTTGACTGGGAAAACCGCTCTAGTGAATTTAAAAACAAATGGTATGACTATATTGACAACGAGTTTAAAAAGAGAGAAGAAGGTTTTTGGTTCAACAATAAGGGGGTTCCTGTATATATTACTGGTACTCACTACATGTACTTGCAGTGGTCCAAGATTGATGTTGGGCAGCCAGACTTTCGCGAATCAAATAGATTATTCTACATATTTTGGGAAGCCTGTAAGGCTGACACAAGATGTTACGGAATGTGTTATCTTAAAAACAGACGGTCAGGCTTTTCGTTCATGGCCTCAGGCGAGACTGTTAATCAAGCCACGATTTCAACAGACTCAAGATTTGGTATACTATCAAAATCTGGGCCAGACGCAAAGAAAATGTTTACTGATAAGGTCGTACCCATCTCAGTTAACTACCCATTTTTCTTCAAACCCATACAAGACGGAATGGATCGCCCGAAAACGGAACTTGCGTATAGAGTCCCAGCGTCGAAATTTACCCGTAAGAAGCTCGACTCCAACGAGAAGCTCGCAGAGATATCCGGTCTCGACACAACGATCGACTGGAAGAACACGGGTGACAACTCCTACGACGGTGAAAAATTAAAACTACTAGTACACGACGAAAGTGGAAAGTGGGAAAGACCTACAAATATATTAAACAACTGGAGAGTTACTAGAACTTGTTTAAGATTAGGTTCAAGAATTATTGGTAAGTGTATGATGGGTAGTACATCTAATGCTTTAGACAAAGGTGGTGAGAATTTTAAAAAATTATATTATAATTCAGATGTTGAAAAACGAAACGCCAATGGCCAAACTCGCTCAGGATTATATTCTTTGTTCATACCTATGGAATGGAACTACGAAGGATACATTGATTCTTATGGATTACCTGTATTCAACACGCCTGAAAAATCAGTTAAAGGACCAAATGAAGAAATAATAGATTTAGGCGTTATAGAGTATTGGGAAAATGAAGTAGAAGGTTTAAAAGATGATCAAGATAGTTTAAACGAATATTATCGTCAATTCCCTAGAACTGAAAACCATGCGTTTAGAGATGAAACAAAACAATCTTTATTTAATTTAACAAAGCTATATGAGCAAATAGATTATAATGAAGATGCTCAAAGAAATGGATTAGTAACAGTCGGTAGCTTTCAATGGAAAGACGGAGCTAAAGATAGTACTGTTGAGTTTATGCCTAACAAAAGTGGTAGGTTTAAAGTAAGCTGGGTACCTAAGCTGGAAATGCAAAACAGAGTTAGATTAAAAAATGGTATAAAATACCCTGCTAATGATCACATGGGTGCTTTTGGTTGTGACAGTTATGATATATCAGGTACTGTTGACGGTATTGGATCTAATGGCGCCTTACACGGTTTAACTAAATACTCTATGGAGGAAGCTCCAGCTAATAGTTTTTTTTTAGAATACGTTGCAAGACCGCAAACCGCTGAAATATTTTTTGAAGACGTTTTAATGGCTTGTGTATTTTACGGAATGCCTATATTAGTAGAGAACAATAAACCTAGATTATTGTACCATTTTAAAAGAAGAGGATATCGCGGATATTCAATGAATAGACCTGACAAAAGTTATAATAAACTTTCTATTACAGAAAAAGAAATAGGAGGTATACCTAACTCGTCAAATGACATAAAGCAATCACACGCAGCTGCTATAGAATCTTATATAGAAAAGTATGTAGGAATAATGGAAGACGGTTACGGTGACATGTATTTTAATAGAACATTAGAAGATTGGGTAAAGTTTGACATAAATAATAGAACAAAGTTTGATGCATCAATTAGCTCAGGCTTAGCAATTATGGCTTGCAATAAAAACCTTTATGCACCAACGCAAGAAAGAAAAGTTAAAAGTATAAATCTTGGGATAAAAAGATATGACAATAAAGGGTATGTATCTCAAATAATATAAATAAATGAGTAATAAAGCTACAAAAAGTTCTTTTCCATCCCAAGCGGTTAGTGATATAGAAAAAATGAGTGTTGATTATGGCACGCGAGTTGGTAGAGCTATAGAGCATGAATGGTTTAATTCTAGAGACGTTAGTAGTGGTAGGTATTCTACATCAAAGCAATCTTTTCACTCTTTAAGGTTATACGCTAGAGGAGAACAATCTGTTAGAAAATATAAAGACGAATTATCTATAAATGGAGATTTATCTTATATGAATTTAGATTGGAAGCCTGTACCTATTATACCAAAGTTTGTTGATATTGTTGTAAACGGCATGTCTGATAGATCATATGAAATAAAAGCTTATTCTCAAGACCCTGCTTCAATAAAAGAAAGAACAGATTACGTAACTAAGATAGCTGAAGATATGGCTGCTAAGCCATTTAATGATGCTGTAGCTGGACAATTAGGCGTTAATATATACCAAACAGACCAAAGCAAGTTACCTGAAACATCTGAAGAACTTGAAATACACATGCAGCTTGAGTATAAACAAGCTATTGAAATAGCTGAAGAAGAAGCTATAAATAGTGTGTTTGATAAAAACAAATACGAATTAGTATCTAGACGTATAAAAAGAGATTTAACAGTTATAGGTATTGGCGCTGCTAAAAGCTCGTTTAATAAAGCTGAAGGTATTAGAGTAGAATATGTAGACCCAGTTAACCTGGTATATTCAAGTACTGACTCTCCTTATTTTGATGATATATATTACGTAGGTGAAGTAAAAGAAATATACTCTAACGAACTTAAAAAAGAATTTCCTGAATTAACTGATGAGGCTTTAGAATCTTACGAAGGTTATAATTCATCGTATAATAATAACGGGTACAATTCTAAATCAAACGAAAGTAACAGTATATCTGTTTTATATTTTGAATACAAAACCTATGCTAATCAGGTTCATAAAATAAAAAATACAACTTCAGGTGGTAAAAAAGCTATTGAAAAAAATGATACTTTTAACCCTCCAGCTAATGACGATTTTGAAAAAGTTGAAAGAGCTATAGAGGTAATATATGAAGGTGTTAAAATTATAGGCAGTAACGAAGTACTTAAGTGGGAACTTAAGAAAAATATGATACGGCCAAAAGCAGATACAACAAAAGCTCAAATGAGTTATGCTATCTGTGCACCTAGAATGTATGAAGGTAGAATAGAATCCTTAGTTAGTCGTATGACTAGTTTTGCAGATATGGTTCAGTTAACACATTTAAAGCTGCAGCAAGTATTATCTAGAGTTGTACCTGACGGTGTTTACTTAGACGCAGATGCTCTTGCCGAAATAGATTTAGGTAATGGAACAAACTACAATCCACAAGAAGCTTTAAACATGTATTTCCAAACAGGTAGTGTTATTGGTAGATCAATGACGCAAGACGGAGATATGAACAGAGGAAGACTACCTATTACTGAATTAAATTCAAATGGTGGTAACAATAAAATAACAGCGCTTATAGGTACGTATAATTACTACCTACAACTAATGCGCGATGTGACAGGATTAAATGAAGCTAGAGATGGCGGAATACCAGATAAAAACGCTTTAGTAGGTTTACAAAAAATGGCCGCGGCAAATTCTAACACAGCAACAAGACATCTATTGCAATCAAGCTTGTATATAACCCTAACGATGGCAGAGTGTATTGCAATGCGTGTCTCTGATGTTATAGAATATTCGCCAACTAAAGAGTCTTTTATAAAAACATTAGGTAAGTTTAACGTTTCTACTTTAGAAGAGATGGCTAACTTACATTTACATGATTTTGGTATATTCTTGGAATTAACCCCAGATGAAGAAGAAAAAGCTAAGCTTGAAAATAATATACAAGTAGCTTTACAATCAGGTCAGATATATCTAGAAGACGCTATAGAGGTAAGGGATGTGCGTAATATAAAACTAGCAAACCAACTTCTTAAAATACGTAGAAAAAAGAAACAGCAATTAGACCAAGAGCAACAACAGAAAAATATACAAGCTCAAACACAGTCTAATACGCAATCTGCTCAAGCAGCAGCTCAAGCTGATATGCAAAAACAGCAAGCGTTAACGGAATCTAAAGCTCAGTTAGAGCAGATCAAAAATCAATTAGCAATAGCGAAAATGGAAAGAGAAGCCGCTATAAAGAAAGAATTGATGGAACACGAGTTTGATTTAAACATGCGACTGCAAGAAATGCAACTAAAACAAGTTGACAGTAAAGACAAGTTTAAAGAAGATCGTAAAGACGAAAGAACCAAAATACAAGCATCTCAGCAGAGTGAACTTATAGACCAAAGAAAAAACAACGCACCACCCAAAAGTTTTGAATCCGCAGGAATGGATAACTTAGGTGGGTTTGGTCTTGAGCAATTTGAGCCAAGATGATAAATTTTTAACTATTTAATTATATTATATTATGTCGGAAGAAAACCAAACAATTGAAGAAGTTGTTGAAACAACCGCGCAAGCACCTGTAGAAACACCTAAAGAAACCATTTCTTACAAAGAAATAAAAAAAGACGGGACTATTAAATTAGACCTAACAAAACTAAAAGAATTTCAAACTAAAAACACAGATCAAGATGTACGGAAAAATGAACTCAAAAGCGAAAGCAGCCAAGAAGACAGCAACCAAGAAGACAGCAACCAAGAAGCCATTAGCCAAGAAGAGAAAGTACTAGAGGAAATAACTGACGTTCAAAACACTGCAACCGTTGTTCAAAAAAACGAACCTATTGTTGTAGAAAAAACTGAGACCACCCCTCAAAGAGTTTTACCAGAAAATATAGAAAACCTGGTAAAATTTATGGAGGATACTGGAGGAGGTATTGAAGAGTACGTTAGATTAAATGCTGACTATTCAAACGTGGATGATACTGCGTTACTAAAAGAGTATTACAAGTCAACTAAAGGTCATTTAGACAATGAAGAAATAGATTTTCTAATTGAAGATAATTTTTCATATGATGAAGACATAGATGATGATAGAGATATCAGAAAAAAGAAGTTGACACTAAAAGAAGAAGTTGCAAAAGCTAAGAAATTTCTTAATGGTATAAAAGATGAGTATTACAAAGAAGTCAAGTTGGGTTCTAAGTTATCATCCGATCAGCAAGAAGCCATTAGCTTTTACGATAAGTACAACCAAGAACAAGCTACCACTAGTGAGGTTCAAAAAAAACAGTACAAGCAATTTGAGCAAAGTACCAATAATGTTTTTAACGAAGAATTCAAAGGTTTTGATTTTAAAGTAGGAGACAAAAAATATAGGTACAATGTAAAGAATGCAGGTGATGTTAAGAATTACCAAAGCGACATATCTAACTTTGTAAGGGAGTTCCTTGATGAAAATGATATGATGAAAGACGCTAAAGGTTATCACAAAGCTTTATATGCAGGTAAAAATATTGATAAAATAGTATCGCATTTTTATGAGCAAGGTAAGGCTGACGCTATAAAACAAACCGCTATCAATTCTAAAAATATTGATATGGGTGCTAGAACTGCTAAACCAGTTGTAGAAGCCGGCGGAATGAAATTTAAAGTGTTAGGTGGAGA